TGCGCACTGCTGTGCCTACCCATGAGGCTGTGTCCACCCCCTCAATACCCACGAGCTCGCCAGCCAGGGAGCCGTCTGCATGCGTCAGCATGACCTGTGCCCCCGCGAGGTACGCGGCACGCAGGTGCTCGGGGAGCAGGAACGTGCGGTTCTGAACCTGAATGCCAGTCTCTTGGTACAGGTCGGAGAAGGGCCGCGTAGCAGTCCCAATAGAACGGCCAGCTTGCGGTTCCAGCGTAGCCACCAACAGGGAGTCGCCAACAAGCATGCCGATGTACACGGCGTCGCGCACGAACCATATACACGCAACGTCGTACGGCGCTGTCCATTTGTGCCACGCCGACTGTACTTTTTGGTCAGCCTGCCACAGGTACTGCTGTGTGTACAGCGTCCTGGGGTCCGAGTCAGATAGGAACACCACGCTGTTGCTGGTGGTGCTCGCTGCCGCTTGCCGGATCGTGCCGGGAATGTACTGCGGGATGTGCGCCGTCACGTCGTTCGTGGTGTACTGCGAGTCTGTGGTGTTGCTGGGCACTAGCTCCAGTACAGACGCGTACGCATCAGAGCGCGGGGCGTAGTACAGAAGCGAGCGGCCAGCCACAACAGGTACCGCCAAGTCAGTACACGCGTACGAGCTCGTGATAACGATCTGCGCGGTGCTGGGTGCGATAATGGCGTTGCCCGAGGGCACCACCGCCTGCACCGAGCGGCT